TGCAGCGGCGGAATAGGGATCGGGGCGGCCATTGCCTGCCAACTGGTCCATCAGGATGAAGGGATAGACCATGACCGCCTGCCCTTCGGCTTTCAGGTGGCGGATCGCGCCGATCACGGCAGCGTCGGCCGGTGTGCCGCCATAAACAGGCCGCCCGTTCAACTGTGCGATGATGGGTGCGGTCCTGCGGGTCTGGCCACAGACAGACCACGGCATCGCGGCGGCATCGACCTGTGCCTGTTCGACCTTGGGCCGGATGGTGCAATCGGCGCAGCGCAGGTCATCGCCGAACCAGCTGACGATCAGCGAGGTGGCGCGGCAATTGGGTGCCTCGGCGCGCAGGCGATCCACCGAGACCAGCAGATCGGGCTGTCCCGCCGGGGTGTTGACATTGGCGCTGCGGGAATGGCCCGGCCCAAAGCTGTAGGACACGGGGCGGTCGGCCAAGGTATATTCGCCGCTGCCGGGCATCAGGGCCACGGCACGCACCAGATGCGCGGGATCGGGATCATCGGCGGCTGTGCCGCGTGGATCGGGGCGCAACACTTCGAATTCGAACTGCGGCACACGGTTGCCAAAGCGCGCCAAGGGCAGATCGTCGATCACCACATAGGCGGTGCCACGATAGGCCGGCGCGTTGCCCGCGCCTTCGACCGCTTCGATCCGCGGATCGGGGGCTTGATCCATGCTGCCGTGGTGCAGGCGCAGATTCAGATCGGCCAGACCGATTTCGGTGCCATCTGCCCAGATACGCGGCAGGCCTGCCACCTCGCCTTCGCACAGGGCAATCGCGATGCTGATCGAATAGCTGTAGCGGGTTTCGGTCACGCGGGGGCTGCCTTTGCCGCCGCCCGTGCGGGTGACGGTGCTGCTTTCGTTGAAATCGCTGGCCCAGATCACGTGGCCACCCACACGCATGCGGCCAAAGATGCGGGGGATCGCCTCGCCCTCGCCCGAACCAGTAAGGCGCAGGCGATCGACCCGCCCGGTTTCCACGGCGCGTGCGCCCTGCCCCAGCAAGCGTTGATCGATGGCGCGGCCCAACGTGGCCCCGGCCAATCGTCCGACCGCCACCATCGACAGGCCAAGCGCGGTGCCGCCAATCGAGCCGCCAATGGCGGCCCCGGCGGCAGACAGAAGGATGGTTGCCATCACTGGACCCTTTCAGGAAATGCAAAACGTGCCACGATGCGCCGCTGCCATGCGGGGCCAAGGGCGCTTTCGACCACGCCGTGGCCGCTGTAGGCGTGAATGACGGTTGGGCCTGTAGGGCCATCGGCGCGGATGCCCAGATGTTTGGCCACAGCGCCGGAACGCAGACGGAACAACAGCACCTCGCCGGGATGGGGCGTGATTGCGGGGGGGCGGAAATGGCGCTCGATGATCTGCCACAGCCATTCCTGCCCACCGGGTTCTGACCAATCGGCGGCATAGGGCGGCACCGCCACGGGTTCGGCCCCGCAGGTTTCGCGCCAGACGCCCCTGATCAGGCCAAGGCAATCGCAGCCTGCGCCCTTGACCGTGGCTTGGTGGCGAAAGGGCGTGCCGATCCAGCCGCGTGCGGCGGCCACGATCGCGTGCTGGGGGCCGGGGGTAATCATGGCGCGGGTCATCGGCGGCTGCCGCCGCGCATCGGGCTGCCTTGGCCCGGCATGGCCAATTGCCAGCCATCCCCCGGCAGATCGGGAAAACCTTGAAAATTCAGCGCATTGGCAAAGCGGTCGCGGCAGGTGGAAAAGCGTTTGTCGCAGCCTGCCGTCAGGGTCACGCTATCGCCGGGGGCAAGGGCGGCGCGCAACGGCTCCCACAATTCGATCCGGCGGCCACCCGCATCGGCGCTGTCGCGTTTGATCACGCAGGTCTGGCCAAGGGCAGCCCCGGTTTGCACCCGCAACAGACCACGGCGGAACCAACCAGAGGCATGGTTGCCCGCCCCCGTCAGGCGCAGGATGCGGTGATCCTGCACCGCGGAAACGGGCAGGGTCAGGGTAAAGGCGGGGTTGGTCAGATTGACGCGACAGGTTGTATCGCCCAGCACGGCCGCGCAGGGTTTCTGATAGATGCGGCCCATCGGGCGATTAAGCGCCTCGGTCAGGCCGCGCAATTCGGCGGTGAAGGCGGCACCTGCGCGACCCATTTCGCCAATGCTGCCACGGAATTGCAGTTGCCGTTGGGCAGGATCTGCCCAATTGACACGCCAGCACCGCACCTCGGCCCCGTCATAGCGTCCCGCTTCGATATCGGCGGCGGTGATGGCGGCATCGCTGAGCATCCCCAGCGCCTCGGTGTTGTCAACGGCAAGGCCCGTTGTCTGTTGCAAGGCGCGCGCGGCAAGGCCCGTATCGGCACGGAAGGTGATCCCGTCAAAGGACATGTCACGGTCGTGATCGGTAAAGCCCAGCACAAGGCCATCGGCGCGGGTTACGGCCCAGGCATGGCAAAGCGTGGTCAGGCCAGTGGCCAGATGTGCGCGCAAAGCGGTCATAGCCGCACCTCGATCACGGGAACGCGGGGCACTTCGCCTGCGCGGAAGCTGGCCACGCTGGTGGAAATGCGATCCGTGTCAAAGCGGACGGGCACGTCGAATTCAAACCCTGCGGTCAATTCCAGCCCCGCCGTGGGCACTTCGGTCAGGGTCACGATGCCCGTGATCAGATCCACGGCAAAATCGACCCCCTCGTAAAGCTGCGTTCCGTCAATCGCGAGGGTGACCGTGCCAAGCACGGGTTTGACGATGGGCCGCACATAGCTTTGATCACCAGAGCGGTAGGTTTTCACCAGTTGAAAAACCCGTGTGGTGCCATCGGCGCGGGCGATGACCTGATCTTCGGGGGTGATCCGGCCTGAAGGCAGACAAGAGCGGAAATCGGCCCAATCCTTCCAGCGGAAGGCAAACATCTGGGCGCGGCGCGCTTCGAAAAAGGCGATAAGGCGTTCAACATCATCAAGGCTGCGCAGGCCCAGACCGGCATCATAGCGGCGGCGGGAATGGGCCCATGGGGTGTTGCGTTCCTCATAGCCATTGGCGAGGGTGACGATATCGGTGCGTCGTTCGGGGCCGCCGACCGATCCGAAACTCAGGCTGGCGGGGAACCGCACCTCGTGGAAATGCATGGGCTGTCCTTTCGGGATTAGCTGTTGCGCTGGCCCTGCCCCAGCAGCCGGGCCATCTGGGCGGCGATCTGGGATTGAGAGCGGTCGAACCCCGCCACATCGGGGGTGTGGATGTTCATGACGACGCTGACATGGTTACTGCCGCCACCGCGCACACCCAGTTTGCCATCAGGCCCGCGCGCAAGGGGCATGATGGCTTCGGGGCCAGCTTCGCCCATCAGGCCAATACCGCCGCGCATCGGAAAGGTGGTGGGGCTGGTCACGATGCCCCCTGCGGCAAAGGGCATGACGCGGCCCTGAGCAAAGCTGCCGCCATTGGCAAAGGGCAGAACGCCCCCCATCAGCGCCCCCACGCCCTTGGTCAGAAGTCCGCCGAAATGATCGGTGACGGGGCGCAGGGCGGATTGATAGGTGGTGTTCACCATCGAGGTGGCCACGGTTTTCAGCGCGTCTGACAGTTTCATGCCATCAAAGGCCACCCCGTCGAACGCACGGCGCAACCCGCCGGAAAATCCGCGTTCCAGCGTGGTCAGATCGCGGCCCGTATCGGCCAAGGCTCGGCGCATCCGCTGCAATTCGCCATCAAAGGCACCGGCCACCTGTGCGGTCGCACCAAAGCTGGATTCAAGCGCGATGACCTGATCCTGCAATTGTGTGGCCTTGTCGAAATCAGTCATCCTGCGATCCTTTCATGGGGTCGGGAAATGCGCGCATCAGTCGATCCAGCCCACTGCGGGCCAGCGGAGCCTGTCCCGCACCGCCGCCCTGCCCCAGCAAAAGCGCCAGTTCAGCCGGGGTCAGCGCCCAAAAGCGCGCCGGATCAAGGCGCAGTCCATGCAGCCCCGCCCGCATCAGGCCGGGCCAGTCAAGGCTGCTCATAAGGCACCCGGCTGCGTGACAGGCGATGCGGCATCCGGGGTCGGGGCGGCATCCGGCAGGCTGAAGGCACGCACCAGAAGATGTGCCGCCGCCTGTGCCGCCGCCACCGGGCCGCCCGCGATATCGGCGGCAATCAGATCGGCAGCCGTGCCGCGCCACCCCCCGCCACGCAACCCCGCCACGATCAGCGCCAGCACATCGCGGCTGGAATATTGCCCCCCCTCAAAGCGGGTCACGAGGGCAATCAGGCTGTCGCTGCCCATCCCCGCTTCAAGCTCGGCCAAGGTGCCGAGGGTCAGTTTCAGGCGATGTGACTGTCCGTCGATGGTCAGATCAACCTCGCCTGCCCATGGGTTTGCCATAGCGGTCCCCCCATTCAAAGCGCGGTAAAGACAAGTGCACCAGCCGAGGCCAAGGCGACCTCGTAGGTGGCTTCGCCGTTGTGACTGCCGGCATATTCGATACTGGTCAGTTGGAATGCGCCTTCAACCACGCCGAAATCGGGGATCACGATCTGGAACAGCGGGATTTCCCCGTCAAAGAAAATCTGACGCGCGCGTTCGTCGCTGGCTGCATCGCGGAATACGCCCGCGCCGCTGATGGCGGCGGATTTGACGCCGGCGCCCGACAGCAATTCGCGCCATCCCCCCTGACTTTCCAATGTGGTCACATCCACGCTTTCGGCGTTAAAGCTGATGCGGGTCGCGCGCAGCCCTGCCAGCGTGGCGAATTGGCCATCCCCTGTCAGGTCCACTTTGACCAAAAGATCCTTGCCGTTCTGGGCACCCATGGCGACCCCCTTTTGCTGTGTTGCGTGATCTGTGCGTGGTTGGTGATGCTTGCACCGCTGGTGGCATCGGCGCGGTTGGTGGCGGTGTCAGATGTCGTCAAGGCGGGCGCGGAAGGTCAGATCGATCCGCCGCCGCTGCCCGCTGCCATCGCGGCGTGCGGTGGCGCGGATGAAGTGCAACGAGACAAGTCGCCCACGCGTCAGAACCAGATCGGCGGCCGCCAACGCATCGCAGACGGCGGCGGCGGCGGTTTTGGCCAGATGAAATCCTGCCACATCAGACAGAACCGACAGCGTGATCTCGTGTTCGGCACCGCGTGCTGTGGCATCCGAACGGTCACGAGCCACTTCGGGCCCAAGGCTCAGATAAAGCGGCGGCAAAGGGCCTGCGGGCAGCGCATCATGAATGGCCCCGCCCAGAACGGCGGTGACGGCGGGATCAGCACTGAGGCGGGCAAACACGGCCTCTTGCAGGGCGGCAGCAGCGGCATAGCTCATCGCGACGTCTCCTCGCGGCAGAGGCAGGTCAAGTAACGGCCTGCGGCATCGCGTTCGGTGACCGCAAGGATGGTGAAAATGCGCATACCCTCGCGTAGGCGTTGATCGGGACGCGGGCGCATCGCATGGCCGGGCGGTGTGGCCCGCAGGGTCATGCGGTACCCGCTTTGCGACAGCGTGCCGCCAGAGGATGTCACCTCTCGGCCCTGAAGGGGGATCACCTCGGCCCAAACCTCGGACAGGGGGGACCAGACCTGGGTGAAGCCACCCGCGCCATCAGGCAGGCGATCGGGTGCCTCAAGGATCAGACGGCGGCGCAGTTTTGGCAGGCTCATGCGGCACCGCCCTTGCCCGGTGCGCCCAGCCCAAGGCGCAGGCTGCGGTGGCGGTCGATCAGGCTGGCCACGCCAAAGGGCATGCAGCCGGGGCCAAGCCCGGTATCCTGCCGGTATTCATAAAAATGCGCCGCCAGCAGCAGCACCGCCTGCGCCAGATCGGCCGGAAGCGTTGCCCAATCCGGGGCCAGCCCCGCCCTCAGGCGCAGGATCGCGCTGCCCCCGGCGGGGATGGCGGGCAGCACACCGCCTGCCGCACTCAGGCAGGGGCGCTGCAGATCACGTATCAACCGCCAACGCACCGGCGGGATCGCGGTTTGCATACCATCAGGGGCGCGCAGGATGAATTCAGTGATCGCGGTCACCGGGGCAAGCGGCAGGGGTTGGCCTGTGGGATCGGCCCAACGCGACAGTTCCAGCGTAAAGCCACGTTCAAGCAGAACCTTGTGGATGCGGCCTTCGATTGTGGCCATGGCGGCGCGCAGAAACCCTGTCAGCAGATCGTCCTGCAACCCGGCCTCGTCAAAGCCGGTGCCCAGATGCAGATGTGCCTTGAAAGCGGCAAGGGGCATCGCGGGGGCCGGTGGCGTGGTGTCTTCGGTCAACATCATGGAATGGCTCCGGTTATTGCGGGCAAGTGATCCGGCCCGTCGCACGGGTGTATCAGGCCGGTTTCCCGGCCTGATCTGGCGAACCTCAGGCGGTGGCGAAGCGCAGCAACTTGATCGCCGCGAAATCGCTGACATCGCCGCCCACGCGCTTGGTGGCATAGAACAGGACATGCGGTTTCGCGCTGAACGGATCGCGCAACACCCGCAGATCGGGGCGTTCGGCGATGGTATAGCCCGCCCCGAAATCGCCAAAGGCGATGGCATGGGCACCGGGCGCGATATCGGGCATGTCTTCGGCGATCAGCACGGGGTATCCCAGCAGGCGCGCGGGTTCAGCCGCGGCCAGACCATCCGACCACAGGAAGCGGCCGTCGTTATCCTTCATCTTGCGCACGGCACCTGCGGTTTTCGAATTCATCACGAACACCGCATTGGCCCGGTACGCCGCCCCCAGCGCATAGACCAGATCGACGATGGCATCGGCCCCGTCAAACGCCCCTGCCGCCCCTGTGGGCACGGTGCCAAGGTTGCCCCATGTCCAGACATCGTTATCCACGGTGGCATGGGTCAGAAACCCGCGTGGCTTGTCGATACCGTTGCCACTGACAAAGGCGGCGGCTTCGGCGCGGGCGAAACGGTCGGCGATGCGGCCTGCCAGCCAGCCTTCCAGATCGAATGCGCTGTCATCCAGCAGACGCTGGCTTGCCTTGGGCAGGGCGCTGAGTTCGTGCAGCGGGATCGTGATACGGTCGATCACCGGCGTGCCGGTTTCCGCCGCGCCCCCTGTTTCGCTGGCCCAGCCGTGGCCGATATCGGAATGATCCACCAGCACATCATAAGATGTGGCCTCGACCTGCACGACATTGGCGATGGCGCGCAGCGATGCGCCTGCCGTCAGCACGGAACGGATACGCTGCGAGGTTTCAGGATCGACCAGATACCCACCATCGCCCGCCACGGCGGTGTTCATCGCCTTGCCTTCCAGCACCAACCCGCGCAGGCCATCATCATCGCCCGAGCGCAGATAGGCGGCAAAGGCGCTGCGGTGCGGTGCCTCGGCATCGGTGCGGGCCGCCAGATGGGGGCGCGCCGAAGGGTTGCGGTGGTTCTGGGATTTAAGATCAAGCATGGTCAGTCGCTCTTCCTGCTGTTGAAAACGGGTGTGGATGTCGCTGTGAAAGGCCTTGAGGTCGTGCATGAAGCCCGCAACGGCGGTCTTTAGGTCAGTGGCGGGCGACAGGTCTTGCGACAGACCTTCCCCGGCCCGAGAAGTGATCCCGGTCATTGGCGGTTCCTTTGCTTGGGGTGATGGGCGTGGTGATGGGGGCGGATCAGCCCCGGTTGAAAATACGTCCCCCCTGGTGGAACAGCTGGGCCAGGGCGCGCAGATCGGCAGCGGCGGCAGCGTCCGGGGTGGCGGCAGAATGGGCGTCACGGGACATATCGGGGCCCGTGTCCGCCTTGGCGGTCACACGCGCCGTGGGCAGCATGGGAAAGGTCACAAGCGACACTTCCCACAATTCCAACGCGGTCAGCAGGCGCTGACCCGTCTCGGTGCGGCTGGCGCGCAGGGTGCGATAGCCGATCGACAGCCCTTCGATGGCACCTGCCGCAATCAGGGCAGCCGCTTCACGGCCACGGGCGACACTGTCGAGCAACCGCCCCTTGACGCGCAAGCCACGCGCATCTTCGGTGACGCTGTCCCATATGCCGATGGGTTGCGCCGGGTCGTGCTGCCACAACATCCTGACGCGACGACCTTCGGTGTTCATCGCCTTGAGGCTGTCAGCATAGGCACCGGGGGCGACCACATCCCCCCCCTGATCGGGAATACCGAACAGGCTGGCATAGCCTTCGATCATCAGGCCGGTTGCATCCTGCGTCAGGTGCAGGGCGGTGTCGGGGCGGCAAAACTTGTGTTCAAGTGCGGTATCCATCGCCAGTCCTTTCATGGAAGCGCCGCAGGCGGCACTGCGAATAAGATCGATTGGAAGGCCTGCGCCAGCACCACGGCGACCACGCCATACACCGCAAGCCAGAGGCGTTTTTCCAGTTTCTCTACCAAAGCCTCAAGCTTTTCGGCGCGGCGGTTCAGCCCTTCGATATGCAGGGTCGAGACGCGCTCATGTGCCTCAAGGCGCAGCGCCGGGGCGCAATCGAAAGCTTCAAAGCCATAGCGGGCCCCATCGCGCGGGGGGACGCGAGGATCGTTCATGGCTACGCCCCCTGCCCGTCCGCGCCAGCGATGGGCAACGCGGGCAGGCCCAGCAGCACACGCTTTTCAGCATCGGTCAGAAAATCCGCATCGGCCACGCGCCGCCACAGCGCCTCGCGTTCCGTGGCAAGGGCGGGCACCTGATCCAGATCGGGATGCAGATCCAGCGCCTCGCCGGTGAATCGCGACAGCCACTCGGCAAGGCTGGCCACGATGCGCGTCGCCATGGGCAGCACGGTCAAACGATAGAGTGCGCGATTCGCCTCTTGGTAATTGGCGAAGGTGGCGTCACCGGGAATGCCCAGCAGCATGGGGGGCACGCCAAAGGCCAGCGCAATCTCGCGCGCGGCGCTGTCCTTGGTTTGTTGGAATTCCATGTCTGATGGGGAAAAGCCCATCGGTTTCCAATCCAGCCCCCCTTCCAGCAGCATCGGGCGGCCAGCATTGCGCGCACCTTGGTGATGGCTTTCCATTTCCGAAACAAGCCGGTCATATTGATCGGTGCTCAGGCTGCCTTGCCCGTCTGCACCGCGATAAACAATGGCACCGGATGGGCGGGCGGCATTATCCAACAGCGCCTTGGACCAACGGCTGGCCGCGTTGTGAACATCCACCGCCTGCGCCGCCGCCTGCATGGGCGAAAATCCGTAATGATCATCCTGCGGATGAAAGCTGCGCAGGTGACACACAGGCGGCAGCGCGCCGCTGACATCAAAACGATGCTTGCGCCCGCCAACGGTGTAATCATAGGCAACGGGCCAACCATCCGCACCGGGGATCAGGCTGATCCGATCCGACCGCAGGACATGCAATTCGGCCAGCGCACCGCGATCATCGGTGACCAGTTCCACATATCCGTTGCCGGTCAGCAGGATCTGGGCATAAAGCGCCTCAAGCAGTTCGGCGCGCCCTTGTGCGGGATTGGGATTGCCCAACAGCGCCAGCACGGGATGCACATCAAAACGCCGCCCCGCCCCTTGCAGAACCAGCGGCAGGGCGGCGGCGGCCTCGGACAGCATTTTGACGCAGCGAAAGCCGACCGGATTACCGATATACCCGGCGCGGGTCAAAGAGGCAGTGTCACGCGGACTCCAGACAGCGCGGCCCGCGCCCTGAAAGGCCAGCACCGGACCGGCGGCGCTGGCCTTGTGTTCGGGGGCGACCGGGTCTGCGCTGCGCTTGAGGAATTGAAATACCATGCCACACTCCTTGATCGGGCCTTGATCGGGCCGCAGGT